GGGGCTGCTATTGGAGGCCCGCCGATGAGGGTGGTTACGGGAAAACCGGATCAGAGAAGTTTACAATGTCGATTTTCTGCGTAATACACAAATACCCGTCTTCCAAACTAAATGTGTCCTCAGTGATCACGCGTGGTGCGTAATCTGGAAGCAAATCGAGGGTAAACTTGCGTTTCGTCGCTTTCCCCATCTCGAATGGGAACTTCTTAGAATAGAGCGTGACTGCTCCCGTTTTCGGGATAAGAACCGTGGACTGATCCTCCGTGCTGATGGCGCCGGGGGTGTCTGATGTCGTCTTGTTTTCCACAACGTACTTGTAAAAGTACCCCTTGAAACCGGCTGCTGGCTTTGCAGGCTCTGCAGGTATGTCAAACGTTTGCTCCTCCCCCAGCGGTGTTTTGACTTCGCCGGCTTGCTGCACGCTGGCCTGCACTTTCACTTTCCGCGTGGTTGGATCATACTCGAATTTGGACACGCGCGGCTTGCCGGCGTCTGGCAGGGTTGGTGCCGGGGGCACGGGCGGTGTTGGCACCTCGATCGGAAACTCCTGCCAATCTCCCAGAGGCGTTTTGACCTCGCCCGCCCGGGCGTTCTGAGCACGCAGACGCAGCTTTTTGGTGTCTTTGTCATAGCTGACACTCTCTACATACGGCTTGCCAGCGTCTGGGAGCTGAGGCGAAGGTGTTGCGCTCTCGGAGGCTGTGCCGCCTTGTGGTGCGCCTCCGAGGTGGTATTCCATCAAATGAATGGTTTGCATGGCTTAGGCCCTCCTTACTCGATATACATAGCCTTGCCGGGTGCGCCGGCTACCAGTCGGAGCTGCTGCCCTGGCGTGATACCATCGACACCAAACTCTACGGCCTTCCCGTCGAAGCCGTACCCGGTCACGACGTCAGCCGTCACCCAGTCTTGCCCCGTGATGGAACGCTCAACGATCAAGGCATTGCCCGTCGCCCTTGCTTCAAACTCTACGCGCACGCTGATCGCGTCGCTCTCCGGCGCGAAGCTCTCGGAGATGTACTCCCCTTCGCGCACCTTGCTGAAATTGATTGTTTTCATTGGTTGTATAATTGTTTGTGGTGATTGTCGGTCTATTCCCAGCAAAGCAGCCCTGACACTGTGTCGATCTTAACTGTCCGGAAATTGCCTCCAGATATATGATTCTTATGTGGTAATGTGCTTATCTTGAATTGCGTATAGTAATGCCAATCAGGGTCCCCAGAGATGTGAGCAAAATTGACAGAGAAGGAATGAGTGGAGCCACCTATATCTGAAATACATTGTATTGGCTGTCCACCACCAAGTACGGATAGCCCAGAACTAAACAGCAAAGACTGCGAAGACCCACTTAAAACGTGAAAAGCTCCATCTGAATCTCGGATAGCGGCTCCATTGTTGTTGAGATACCCTCTAGAAACGAGGTCGTTTCCTGATATCCTAAAGTTTCCGATGCTTGCCGCCTTATTCACTACGAGCTCGTCGGTGTTGATCAGTGAGGTGATGATCTTACCGTGATCAATGATGGTGCGGTCGCCGTACTTGATCCGATTGAGCTGGATGGTGTCGTTTACACCCTGCTTCTGATCGAGCTTTTGTTCGATCTGATACTTCACGTTGTCGACCTTCGTACTCAAGTTTGTAGTGTATCTTTCCTCGTTGGTTATTCGCTCTTCTGCCGCTCTCATTCGATCTTTCATCGGCCCAAACGTCACAACTGCGTCCATGTTGATGTTCTTAGCGATCATGTTGATGGCGCTCGGAGTCTGAGAGATGTAAGACGCTATCTGCTGGCCCTTTTCAGTCAATCCAGCCGACCACCATGCGTTCACTCCGTCCTTTGTCACAAATCCAGCGGTTTGGAGCTTGTAGATGTTGCCGTCGGCCGTGGCTTGGCGGCTCAGGAGGTTGTTCACGTTCTGCTGCGTCTGTTGCTGGAAGGCGTCCAGCTGCGCCTTCGTGCCGCCCAGCTGCGCGTTGAACTTGCCGACCTCGCCCTTGATCTGATCCGAAACGACCTGAAGCTCCGTCTTGGTGGCGTAGTCCGAATTGCCCTTGATCTTGATATTGCCGCTGATCACGCCCTCGTCCAGATCGAAGTACGTCAGGCCGTCGGCCGACTGGATGCGGCCCGTCTTGATGAACCGACCGTTGATCATCGTAAAGCCATACATGGGGGCAAAAGACCGCGCCTTCAGCTCCGAGTCTACAGAGTTCAGGACGCCGATCCAGAAATGGTAATAGGCCGGATCCTTCTCGACCGGGATCTGCTCCAGCGTGAAGAGGATTACACCGCCCGCGCCTGCGCGTTGGCATTTGGCATAGACGTAGTACGGTTTGGAGGCATCGGAGAGCGTCGCCAGACCGTCGGCCAGCGTCCAGGAGCGCGCCTTGGCCTCGTCGATGGTATAATGCGTTAGCACGCCGCCCTGCACACGGATGGCGTTCACGTTGCCCTGATAGTTGGGCTCGAAGACGGTGTTCGTCAGCCCGAACTGCATGGACTTGGCGCCTACCGAGAGGGCGATCGTATCGATCGATTGCGGCCGGGCGTCTGCGGACGCCTGCGAAGTTTGGCCGGGTACTCGGATCCGTAAACGAAAAAGACGGCGGCCATCACCTCGCGCGAGCGGCGCCAATTGGCACGCGCCGTGGCGGGGTCTTTGATGTTGTTCATACGGATGATCTTGTCCGTCTCGATCTGGTCGGAGATGATGCGGTTGATGATCGACGTGGTGACCGTGTCCGAGAGCGTCAGCTGGTAGTCGTAGGGGCGGAGCAGGTTGCGCGTGAATGACTGTATGCGCACGGACTTCTTCACCTCCAGCGCCTCATCTTCTACCGGGATATAATCGCCCACGGCAAAGACGTCCGACGTCGATCCAACGCCCGAGAGCGAGCGCAGGAACTCTTCGGCCACCGTGAGGCCGTATTGCACCTTGGGCTGGCTGTTCTGATCGTAGTACTTGCTGCCGGCCTCCTCCAGCTCTTTCTCCGCGGCGTCCACTACGGCCTGCGGGGGTGCGATGTCCAGCAGACTGTATTCGTCGCCCACACCGATGCGGAAGGCGGCGGAGGTCTTCGAGGGGAACGTCTCCCCGCGGTCGTCCTTGAAGGCCTTCAGGGTGAAGGTCTTTGTGGCGTGGTCATACTTAGCCACTTCGAACTCATAGCCCGAGAGGTTGCCAGAGTTGAAGTGCACCTTGGCCGATGTGCCCGGCAGCAGGTAGGTGGTCTTCGTCTCCTCCTTGCCGTCTGCGCCTTTCGAGGTGACCTTTTCCGAGAGGTCGAAGGCCATAGCCGAATCGGTAAAGACGAGCTCCGAAGCGGCGTCCACAGCCGTCACCCGGCCTTTTTGCTTGGGGTAGATGTCTTCGAAGTATTTCGTGGCCTCCCAGACGCCAAAGCGCCACGAGGCGTCCGTCTTTTCGATGCACGATTCGCCCTTCTTCTTGCCCGGCAGGCAGAGGCGCTGGGCGCGATAGCGGGCGGTGATGTTGCGCGTGGAGCCGTAGACCTTCAGGCGGGTGATGATGTTGGCCGACGAGACGTTCTGCCGCTCCAAGACGTACAGGCCTTTGCCGCGTCCGTAGCGGAAGGTGAATGGGAACGTCTGCCCGACCTTGCCAAAGTGGATCGTGCGCAGGCCGCCGGTCTGGGTGATCTCGAACTCCGTCTCGAACTCTTTGCAGAGGCGTTGCAGCACGGCCAGACAGTTGTCCGTTTCGCCAAACGTCAGGGTGCGGTCGGCGGCCGTGTCGGGACATTCGCCCAGCGCCCACTGACCCGGGAAGACGCGGTTGGCATTCGAGATGAGCACCGTGGCAAAGCGGCGGAGGCCACCCGTGAGGGCGTCGCTCTGTACGTCTTGCAGCGTGTTGCTCGTCGTGTCGATGGTCAAATCATACGTGGCGCGCAAGAGGTCGTACTGCACGTCCTCCATCTCCACCTCGTAGGTGTAGAGGGCTAAAGCCCTGTTTAGACGTTTATTCGTTGGTTTGTTTATCTGTTTATTCGTTGGTTTGTTTATCTGTTTGTTCGTTGGTTTGTTTATCTGTTTGTTCGTTGGTTTGTTTATCTGTTTGTTCGTTGGTTTGTTTATCTGTTTATTCGTTGGTTTGTTTATCTGTTTATTCGTTGGTTTGTTTATCTGTTTATTCGTTGGTTTGACAAGTGGTTCAACATCTCAACACCTCAACATCTCAACATCTCAACATCTCAACATCTCAACAACTAAACACATAAACAGGGGCGAAAGCCCCCAACAGCCAACAACGGCCAGTGACCACGAACGAAAAAGGAGCCCCCCGGCGGAAAAGTCTCCTCTCGCCAAAAGGGGGGCTCCCGGGGCGCCGTCAAGCTGGCGCGGGCTTAACCGGGAAAGGCCGAGGGGGGCCACATCCGGCTCTTGGTTGTTTGTCGTTAGTTGTTGGTTTGTCTGTTGAGGTGTTTAGGGCTAAAGCCCTGTTTATGTGTTTAGCTGTTGAGACGTTAGTTGTTAGTTGTTCCTTGTTAGTTGTTAGCTGTTCGTTGTTGGGGGTGTGAAATGAGGGTCGCCGCGCACCAAAAACCGTTTTGGAGCCCAAAATGACCCTCGGATTGCGTCAAAAACGGAATTTAAGCCCGCGGCGACCCTCGGATTAGACCAAAAATCGATTTGGAGCCTGCGGCGAGGGTCATTTCACGCCAAAAACAGGATTTAGGCCCGCGGCGACCCTCATTTTGGGCTAAAAATCAATTTGGGGCCTGCGGCGAGGGTCATTTCGCGCCAAAAACAGGATTTAAGCCCGCGGCGACCCTCATTTTGTGGCACCTGTGTAGGGGCGAATTGCATTCGCCCCCATTAGACGGCCCCCGTAGAGCCGAATAAATATGTCCGGCGCCCGTCCCTGCCGGGACGTCTGTAGGGCGTATGCAATACGCCCCTACACGGGTACCCGGCCAAACTTCCCTGCCTCGGCAGAGGCCGCCCCTACACGCCTCAACGCATAAACATCTCAACAAATAAACGGGCCTTCAGGCCCCAACACATACCCCCCCAACACCTAAACAAAAATGGAAACCAGCCCCGCCGCACCCATGACCACCCTCGAACTATCCCACGAGCTCAAGATGGCAAACGCCAACGTGGCCGACACGATCAATAAGGCGCTGGAGCGCTACAACGCAGGTCTGCCGGATCGGCGCGAGCACATCGTCTTGCATCGCACGGCGACGCCGTCCCACCTGCTTCGGGCCGTCTACGAGCTGCCCGACCCTGTGATGCGCGTGCTCTACACCTACAAGGCCACGAGCGGACGGTTCTGGCGACGCATCTACGAGCTGCACCCCGAATGGTTGCCCGACGATCGCGCACGGGCCGAACTGACGCCCGCCAGCATGCGCCTGGCGGTGGCTTTTCCGGCGCCGTGCTGACCA